CCAGAATGTCCGGCAGATCCCGCGTCTCCGTTCCGAGGACGGCGCACACGTCCCGCGCTACGAACCACGGTTCGCCTCCGTACTCGACCACGCGTACGGCCCCGAACTCCCTGTTCTGAAAAATTCGCAACCCGCTCATCTGGGGCTCCCGTCCAGTACGGGGACGGCCACAAAGCCGTATCCGTGGCGATAGACTTGTCCGCCGGCCAGCGGATCAAGGGCATCCGCCGCTTCATTGTTCCATTTTGCGTTCGCCCTGAATTGCGCCTGAATAGTGGCGGCCTCGGAAGGCGACAGTTCTCCGTCGGCAACGGCGTCCAGAGTCTTTTTGTTCAGGATTCCCGTGTTCTCGGTCGCCTGCATGACCGCACGCGTGAGGTCTTCCGTGGTGGTGATGTTCGTTGCCGGGTGCATGTCCTCGACCTGCGCCGCGATCCAGTCCGCAATGATGGTGTTGCCGAGCGCCCGGCACAGGAGGGGGATGAGTTCGGGGGATGGCGTGTAGTCGTCGTACTTGTTGAAGTATCTGGAAACGGCAGCGGTGGAGAGGGACGAGCGGTTGGCTATCGCCTCGTTGGTCAGCCCGGAACGCTGCTTCGCCGCGTCCAGCGCTTCGTTGAACCCCATGTGCCGCAAGTTCATGCTCATGGTGTGAATCCTCCGTGTATTCATAAATTGCCGGGATTCGGGGTTTCGCCCATCCTGCATTCATGGAAACGGTTCATTTGCTCATCATCCTGCGCGTCCCCGTGTGGCGCGTCCGCATCCTGATCCATGGGGATCCCCGGATACGCTGGCGGGCGTACCGCGTCGCGGAGTACCCGACGCCCGAGGCCGTGGCCCGGCGGTGCGCGGAAGGGCTAGTGCGTCGGGAGGGTGATAAGTGCCACAATGACCACTCCCAAAGTGGGCAGGGCATCAGCCAGTGCGGTGCGTCTCCGCTTCGAATCCGGTGGGAGTGTTGGGGGTGGCTGGAGGACAGTCTGGTATGAGCGCTTCCAAACTAATGCCCAACTTCAATGCGTAGACGGCACACGCTCCATGTGGGATTTTTTCCGCATGACAATGCTTCCAGACAGATGAGCGTGTTATCCCTGTCATTCTTGAAATGTCAGCGTATTTCAGTTGGTTGCGTTGCTTATAAATTTGTAGTGCGTTCATGTTTTGTATGATTCCATAAAGAATCAAAAATAGCAAGTGTGTTTCGAGACAGAAACATTTTTTTCTGGCAAGGATGACCACATGAAAACTCAACAAGAACGGTGGGACGAAATCGTCCAACGCATGAAGGAAAAGGTGGATGAAGGCGGGCGTGGAAGCGTTTCTCGTCTTGCCGAACTGTTGAACACTGAACGTGGAACAGTATCTAAATATATCAATGGACAACTGAAAGGAGAAAGGGTTCCTGCAGATAAGATTCTTTTCTTTGAAGAAAAGCTTGGGTTAGCGCCAGTTTTGAAACGAATTGGTGTGCACTCTCCTGCGGAACCTGTAGAAGGAGACAATTTGCCGATTATCCCTGTTTTTTCTCATGCCGGAGCTGGCTCCCCTTCAGAATTCTTTTCAGGTACCCCCGAGGTAACGATTCCTGTACTCCCTCAATATTTTCTTCCTGATATTGCCGCGATCAAAGTGACCGGGGATAGCATGGAGCCGACTATCTCAAAGGGGGCCTATGTAGGTGTAGTCCCTCTAGGTGAAGACCTCATTGAAGGAGGAATCTACCTCGTTAGCCGTCCTCCTTTTGGGGTCTTGGTGAAGAGGGTACGTCTCGGCAAAGAGGGTAATATTATTCTGTATTCAGATAATCCTCGATATGAGCCACAGGAGCTACCCTTTGAAGGCTACGAGGATGTGATTATCGGGAAAGTTGTGTGGGTATGGCAGCTTTTCTAGTTATCGTATGAGCATGAGCGAGTAGGCTGAAAGTAGCGGAGAGAGGTAGTATGCGCAAAATCTATCAGGCTGGCCCCCTTTTCTCAGATGCGGAGCGGTCGTGGCATGGTAAACTTTCCGAACGCCTACGCGCAGCAGGGCACTCCGTGGTCTGGCCGGGAGACTTGCTCACCTCAGACCAAATCAAAGCCGCTGGCCCCGGGGCGATCGCCCTTATCTTTGAAACATGCCGCAACGCCATTGATTGCAGTACCTGCGTTGTCGCCCTGCTTGACGGCACTCAGGTTGATGA